CCCAAACTTCTTGATCTCTTTTGGAGAAAAAGAAGAAGATCGATAGCTCAAAAGGCTATCGAAGGATCAGGAAATACAATCTCCTGATCGTGCGACGAATCGCACACGCGTTCGCGTCTTACGACGCACGGTGAACGGCTGACTAGCGGGGTGACCCCGCAAGGCGGCCGCGTTCAACACCCACCATGGTGGGTCCATAACATCGCCCAAAGGCTTTGTTTCGAGCTCATACCAGCTGAGGCATTGAAGTTTTGAATTCCAACGCCGAGGCTGACATGAGAATCGACAATCTAACGGATCGATCGCAGAATCAGGCGGCCCTTTGAAAGGCCGCATGAAGCGCCAACGACCCGGTATAGCCGACATTAAGTCAGTTATACACTCGGATAGGAATATGGATGTCCTCGTATTCCGCCGAGCAAGATTGATGAACTTGAAATATGAACTCAAACAATCGAGTTCAAAATCAAGCGTGAACGGACGTACGTCCTCACCGCCGTACCAATCTGCTCCACAAGATTCGCGAAAGAAACCTTCAGAAAAGGTCTTGGACTTGTTGGTTCTAAACCCGCAAGTCCTGAGCGAACCGACGACGGCTTCAAAGACGCTTTTGCGTACAATGATGTCGTCGCCATACACACTCCAATCGATCCCAACTCTACCGCCTTTACAGGCATGTATAATTGAGGCGAAAATGAGTGTCTCAAGTGGAAAGCAGAAACCGTTACCCATCGAGCAAAATTTCTGGTATCTGAAGGTTTTATCCTTCTGATCAGAAAAATTGTAAGACGGGCTCCTAATACAGTTCAGAAAATTGAACCAATCAGGAGGAAGAACCTCTCTACATAGTTCTATCGAGATGCTATCACTAGCAGACGATAAATCTATGGTACAGAGAGGGTCTTCTTGACCAGGTATAGACCCTTGACGGGCCATACGTTGGTTAAGGCTCTGGTCGGACAGATCGATGCCAATTCTCTTCATGCGTGAACGCAAAAAGAGGTCGACACCTTTCTGCACGAACCCATTGCCTAACGGTTCGACGGCTATCGACCGGTAGGTCTTGGCCGTCTTCGGTACAAACGCGATTGTATTGGCGCTAACCAACGTGCAGCTCCGCATTAGGTCCTCGTGAGAGAACCAAACGGATTGCACCACTCCATTAGTAGGGGCTACTCGCCCCGCATAATGGAAATTGGCGCGTAAAGCGACACGGAAGTAATCAAGAGCGCAGGGTGTCACGGTCCAGCTTTTTGCGAGTAATTTACGCATTAAGTTGGTGGCATTTCCGTGAACACCGAGAGATGCTCCCCCAGTGAAGTCGCACTGCCCGTAGATAGATCCAAGATCAGGAGCGTCATTGATGACGTAACGGATAAAGGATCGCATACGGCTAAAAAGTACCGTGTCACCGCGATTTCTGCGATGAGCACGGAACCAAGCGTTCATCCTCCGACAGCGGTGCTCGGAGAGAGAAAACGCCTGGCGCGCCTTGGATTCCGGATCGAGTTTGACCTCGACGGGATCCCAAGGATACTTTTTTACAAGTGCGACAAGTTGACTCGCTGCAAAATGCAATGCAGCATCAGAATGCTTTCGCTCTGACAAAGAGTCGACGTATGCATAAAACTTTGACATGTCCCCGCTCGAAAGTAATAGAACGGGTTCATAATCATTGCTTAAGGCATACCACTGGTTACACGCCTTACTGAGGATGCGAAGATATGTGGTCCTCTTCGTAGAGCTCAGCGACTGATTGACTTTTCGCAAGTCCTTCAGCTCGGGCTTCCTCATGAAGTGCTCCTAGTCGATTGGTAACTTCCTTAACCAAAACAATTGGAAGGATGATACCGGTGATCACAAGAGTAGCAAGGATCACCGCTAACCCAACGAAACGGATAGCGTCCAAGCCAGATCGATCAGTTTTCACTTTTCGATCTGTCTTGATCAGCAGAGCGCCTGGTTTAGTAGGCGATCTGTTGACTCTTGACGTGCGTCTTGAAACTGGCGCTGGCAAGAAACGCTCCCATGTCGTTGAGTAGCGTATCGACGTCGGCCGAGGCGAACCCGACAGGCACCGAAACGTCGATCGAGCAAATCGCATCCCCAGTGGGGGTGAGAGCGCCCGTCAACGTCAAGGTCCGCGTCAACTTCGCGTTGGTTCGACCGACACCGGAGAAGGAAGCCGTAGGCTTCGGTCCCGTCCTCGAGAGCTTGGTGTCATCCTTCACCGAAACGGTTTTAGCCGTCCCGATGTAGGAGACCGAGTCCTTTTGGAACGAGTCGGCGGTGTAGGTCTTTGCGTTGATAGTAAGAGACATCAGGATTACTCCTTAGAAAAGCTGAAGTATTACTACCTCAGCGGAATCGCCGAATTAGCGCTTGCTCAACAAGAGAAAGCGCGTCGGCGATGCGGATAGCCTCATCAAGACGAAAATTCGACTTGACAACGAGGCCAGGTCCTGATAGGCCCGGAGAGCGAGCTTTTAAGATCGCCTTCGCAACGATCGACCCGTAAGGGATACGATCGAATGTGTAGTAGGGATTGGAACTAACAGTAGTCAAGAGGTTATATGACTCCTGTATGTCCCACCGACCTACGACACATGAGCCCAGAGCTTTTTCCGATAACGCAAAGTCTGCCATAGCACCGAGGAAATCCCCGACGTTAGCAAACCAATCGATCACGAACGAGTAGGGAACGAGCTCCCAAGGAAGGGTAACAATCTGCTTAGCAGTGAAACCCAACCGATAGGAGACCGAGACTACAAATTCGTCAATCGTCATGGCACGCACTGTATACGTTTCGTCAACTACTTTCGAAAACGTAGTAAATGCGATGCCTTTCGAATGCGTAAGAGTATAGGATCCGCGAGCAGTTAAACTGCCCCCGGCCCTATTAGTCCTACGGGTCGAGTAGCGCTTCGAAAGCTGCTGCATGATAGTGTTAAGGTCGCTAACAAGAGGCCTGATACCATAACGGTACGCAAGCCAGGCGTTAGCGGTCGACATCCCAGCGGTTTTGGCGTAGGAGTTGTTGTACCACCTCCACCAAGAACCGATAGGATGGCGAGCCATCGACAGGGTCTTTCCCAGTTCAGCAAGGTTCTCAGACGAATTAGCTCCAGACCGATTACGCTCCGAAAGGAGCCGAGTGCAGATCTCAGTTACTAATTGAGAAGAGTCACTCGCGGAAATGAGCTGATTATGTCCGGGACGTATGTTGTACTGAAGACCCATATAGACAGGGGCCCAGTTACCAGATGAATCACCCCAGTAGCGGCTATCAGGCACATAATGATACCTGTAGCTACCACCGGACGTATAGTACTCGTTCCGAGCACTATGCATGTGACTCATGATAACTTCACCACGCTTCTGTCGACTCCGAAAATTCGGAGTGACAACGTCTTGCATCCAAGCATCGACGCCGTTCCCAGGTACCATGTCAGTCCCATTATCGGAACCGTTATAGTTCCAATAAGTTACTGGCACGGACGGGGGAAAGACGCTCTTTTGCCGGAAGCGAGAATACGACGCTGTCATTGGTTCGCTCACACTATCGCCACATCAGGTATGTGGCCGGACGAAAACCCGCTAAGAATATCTCAGCGGCGTCCGTTAAAGGCGCAACCCTTCTCAACTACAATTCAGGGACCACGAAGATTCAAGGATTAAATGGGGACGGAAGAAACCGTCCCCATATTCTAAGAATCGTTGCTATTTCCCACTACTCCTTACAGGAGGAGGGGAAGGTTTTGCAACAATTCGTAGAAAGCTCAGAATGAGCTTAATCCAATAAAGGATCTTCATGGTAAACCTCGAATTGTGGAAGAGGGGGG